ACCGTGAGCCGTTCCAGGCTCGCGCCCGCCGCATGGTCGTAGAGAATGTCCAGCGCGCTCGGCACCAACCGCGCCTGGTCGAACGCGAACCCGCGCCGGTTGGTCGCCGCGTCCAGAGTCAGCGCCACCGGTTCCTGCCAGGCCGGGTCGATCACATCGCCCCCGTGCGCCAATGTCAGAGTCCCGGCCAGCGCGCGCGCCCCATCGCGACGGCGCTGTCGCTGCGCATAGGCGTGCCCCACCCGCTCGTTGAATTCCGCCTGCGACAGCACCAGCAGCCGGTCCAGGCTGTCGACCATCGTGCCCTGGCCAGGGGTCTTGCCGGGCGCAATCGCCAGCAGCGGCACGGACGTGGCCGTATCGGCGATCAGGGCCGAACTGCGGAGCCAGGCCAGCCCATCGGCGTGCGCGCGCTCGAACTGCGGGCCCTGCGCCTGGTCGTCCGCCGCCAGGTCCGCCGCCGTCAGCTCCACCACCGGCGGCCAGGTAGCGCGCTCGGCGTCGGTCATGGTGTGCGGCACACGGCGCAGGAACAGCCGCCCGCGCTGGTCGCAGGTCAGCCGGGCGAAGGCGGCGCTGGCAAGGAAGTCAATCGGATCGGCCAGGCTGCCCGCCTCGGTATCCAGGCGCGGCACGGGATAATCCGCGTAGAAGGACGGGCGCTCCAAATCGCACAGCTCCAGGATATTCGAGTGGAACTTGAGCAGGTACACGACGGCTTTCCACCAGTCGAGGCCCTTGACCTGGCTCCACTTGACGGGCGCGGCCTTGCGGCGCATCGTCTGCGGAAACGCCGGGCGCTGGCGCAGAAGGCCGAGCGGCCCCAGCGCGTTGACGGCGTGGTCGGCCCATAGCGGCTCCATCTGGAGCGTTTCGTCGGTCAGCCAGCCCAGGAAGGCGACTGGGCTGAAGATGGAGCCGTGATACGCCCCGAAATACTCGTCCTTGACGAAGATCACCAGCGCCTGGTCCGGGATGCTGGATAGGTCGGGATCGGCCAGGTCCAGCGACAGTTCCCACCCGGCCTCGTGGCTGTAGGCGCGGCGGGACAGGATCGCGCGCCGGAAGGCGAACTCTCCATCGTCGGCGGCCCAGATGGGCACGCGCTTGATCGCCGTCGTGCCGTTGCTGTCGGTAATAGTCAGCTTCACCCACCGCTTGCCGGGCGGGAAATCGACGGTCAGCGCCGGGCTGCTGATACCGCCGCTGATGACCTCGCCGTCTTTGATGTCCCACGCATAGGCCGCCAGGGTCGCCGAGGTCGCCATCGCATAGCTGGGCAGCTCGCCCAGGGCATCGAAGGACACGCGCAGCCGGTTCGTGGCCGCATCGACCGTCCCGGCCAGCGTCGAGGGATTGGCGTTCGCCACCGGCGCGAACTCGTCCGTCTGGTCGGTATACGCTTCATCGTAATTCTTGTAGAGTGTGCCGGTGGTCGGCTCGATGTAGGGAATCAGGGCGTAGGGCCGGAAATCGTCCCAGAAGTCCAGGATGTCGTCGTCGGCGAACTCGACATCCCCCTGGCCAGTGGGATGGAGATAGACCACGCTGCCCGACGGCGCGCGCAGCGCCCGCGTCCAGCCCTTGAACACCCCAGCGCTGGTCGAGACGCCGATCATCATGTCGGCCTCGACCTCGGCTATGCTCCCCGTATCGCCGTCCGGGTTATCGAATTGCAGCTGCGACACCGGGTAGGCGAATGCGCCCTGGTTGACGCGGCGGCGCGCGATCCGATCCGGCTCCCAGATCGCCACGTGGCCGGTCACGCGCTGCGGATGCGCGCGCCAGCGGGCCAGGTCGGTCACGGACAGAACGGGCATCAGACTCCTACTTCGTCGCTACTACCAGCCATTGGCTGCCATCGCACCAGATCACAACCGCGTCGTACTGCGCGGCCAGGGCATAGGTCGTCGCGCCGGAGATCGTCTCGCTGAGATTCGCGTCCAGCGTGACCGCGCCCGCGCCCGCGTCGACCTTGACCACCGCGTAGACCTTATACTGAGAGGTGGCGGCGGCGGGCAGCGTCAGGGTGATCCCCGGCGTGCCGCCGGTCGCGGCGATGACGATGTCGTTCGCGTCCAGATCGTCGCTGGCGCTCACCGCGCGGCCATAGAGAGAACCGACGGCGGAGATCAACAAGTCCCGGAGGTCCTGGGCGGAAATCGCCTTGGTGGTGTTGTCCGGCAGCAGCGCCTGGAGCGCGCTCAACGTCCGCACCGTGTCAGCCATTATTCAAACTCTCCCGTAAAGGCGCTCGAAAACGCGCGCGGCAGGTATTCCACCAGCGCCAGCTCGAATACCATCTCGCCAAACCGCGCGAAGGTGTATTCCGAGCGGGGATGGTAGATGGTGCCGTTCCAATACTCCCAGTCGCGGTCCTCGCCCGGCGTGCGCACCGTCACGTCCCGGCTGTCGATTTCCACCGCGCCCGCGCGCAGCCCCATTTGCTCCAGCAGCTGGCGCAGCCGGGTCGTCGTCAGGTAATCCGCATACACCCAGCGCGTCAGCGTGTAGCCGTCGGCCTGGCGCGCGCGGTTCAGCAGCGTCAGACGGCGCGCGGGGGCCGTCAGCGGTGAGCGCGGCTCAAACAGCTTGACCGGCTTATCTGCCACGTTTTGCAGCGCGTCGATCTGGTCCCAGCCGATGGCGATCTGGTGCGTGGTCACGAGGCCCGGCCTTCCATAAAATCGACCATCAGGCGCGGCACCACCCGCTTGAGAAAGCCTTCCAGACGAGCCTGCTCGCGGGCCGAGGCCAGCGCCGAGGGCGCGCCGCCGCCGAGGGTGATAGGCACGTTGACGGTAATGTGTTCCTTGGGCAGGCGCTCGCCGTGCGCGAACACGCGCCAGGGGCCGCCGTAGAAGCGGGCCGTCTCCATCCCCCGTTCGCCGAGCAGCGCGTCCTGGCCGGGTGTGGGCCAGCCGCCGCCCGCGTAGGGCGTAATGAACCGCCCGCCCCCTGGACCCACCAGCGGCGACCCGACGGCAGTGGGCGGTGTGAGGGCGGCGGCGCTGGCCCGCATTCGTTCCAACGATTGAGCAAAGGCCAACTCAGTCGCCCCCATGCCAGACTGCGTGATGCTGGTCACAGTCTTTTGATGTGTCGTGGTGGCCGTTTCCACACTGGCATGGAAATTCCCCAGGCTGGTGAGTTGTTTGCCGTACTGAGTCTGGCGCGCGTTGTCCTCGTTCTGCCAGGCCTGCTGCTGCCGCTCCAGACGGATGCGCCGGTCCTCGGCTTCCAGCTGCTGTTTGCGGCGGAATTCGGTTTGCAGCGCCGTCCGTTCCTGCTTGTGCTGCTTGTCCAGGTCCTTGAGCGCCTGCTGCCCGGCGGCCAGCTTCGCGTCGCGCTCGTCGTCCAGTTCGTCGAGACGGTCCTGGAAATCCTCGGCGCGGCGGCGGCGCTCCAGGTTGTACTGGCGGGCCTCGGCGCCCATCTGCCGCGCGCCTCCCTGCTGGGCGGCGATGACAGCCCGCGCGTCGAGCGTGGCGGCGGCGTCCCGGATTTTCTGGCGCGTGTCGCGCTCGATGTCGCCCAGTTTCAGCAGGTGATCTTCAGTGCGGCGCAGGTCCTCTTTGTTGTAGGCGTCGAGGGCCTTCACCTGTTTTTGGCGTTCTTCATCCGCCGTCTCGCCCAGACTGGCGATGATGTCGGCGCGTTTCTCGTAATAGTCCTGGTCTACTTTGGCGAGATCGCGATAATGCTCGGCCAGATCGCGGGTCTGCTTGAGCGCCCAGTCTTCCTGTTCCTGGATCGTCTCGGTGCCGCGCTTGGCCTCGATCTCCGCCGTCTTGTCGGCGAAGTCTTCGCGGAGCTCCTGAGCCTTCAACGCCGCCTCGCGCGCGTCTTCCACGGTGCTGGCTCTGCGCAAGGCCGTCGCCTGGCTATCAATTAATGCAACGGAGTGTTCAATGGCCCGCGCTTCCGTTTCACGCGCGCGAGCCGCATCCAGCACCAGCGTGTTATCGTCGGCGATGGCAATGTTCAAGCGCTCGACCGCCTCAAAAGAGGCCGCCATCGCCGCGAGATAATCCTGGCCGGTAATGGTGCCCGCTTCGAGGGAGGCATTGAGCCGGTCCTGGTCATGCAATGCGACATCACGCTGGCGCGTCAGGTCCTCGACTTCTTTTTCAACCTGGTCTGTGCTGTAAGTCGCCACCTTGCGCCGCAGATCAAGCTCGTAGCGCGCGTCCTCTTGCAGTTGGCTCAAGACCTGCTGAGAAGCTTTCTGGCGCTGATCCGCCAGCGCTTCCTCTGCGGCTGCCGCATCGTTGGCAGCGACAGCGCTGCCAGCCAGAGCGTCGCGATAAATGACTAACGCGTCGTTTTCTTTTTGCTGGTCGACCAGCAGTTCCGAGATACGTTGGTCGAGGTCGTCTAGCCCTTGATTGAATACTCCTAGGGTTTCGCCTGAAAACTCCAAGAAATTCTGCGACTTCGCCAGGGCATCGCGGTCGGCTATCTTCGCCGCCAGCTCTCTATCGCGTATTTCAAACCGCTGTTGGCTGGCGTCAATTTCCGACTGGACTTGCTTCGACGTCATGGCATTGACGGCGAATAAAATCTCAGTGCGCTGCCGGTCGAGCGCAATGTCCGCCAGCACTCCCGCGCGGCGATTGTTTGCCTCATCGCCCAGCAGCTTGATGCCCAGCGCCAGCGCGCCCACGGCAATCCCGGCTACACCCAAACCCAACGCCAGATTGCCTACACCCCCCGCCGCCGCAACCGCCTGCGTCGCCAGTTTGGGCAACTCTGATTCTAAATACTGAAAACCCGCGACTGCGCGCAGTACCGCGCCAGGCGCGCCAGTCGCCATACCAGACGGCAACGCAAATGCCGCCGCCGACCCAATACCGCTGATCGCTTCCGCGCCTCCTCGAATACCACGCAGTTGTTGCCGAATTGTAGGAACTTTTGGCGCAATAATCTCAGCCCCACGCCCGGATTGCGCAGACTTATAGAAACTCTTAATGGCGTTATCTGTCTCGCGGATCGCTTCTGTCGTCATGCCAAAAGCATTGTCAGCTTTCTTAAGCTCACCAGTCAGCCGTGTGTTTTCGGCAATGTAGCGTTCTTCAGAAACGCGTCCCTCTTTGTAAGCATCATTGAGGTTGGCAATCCGCCTGTTCAGCTCAACCGCAGTCCGCCCCTGTTGCCGAAATGCTTCCTGAAGCGCATTGCCCCGCGCCGTCAGGCGGTCATACTCGGCCCGCGTGCGCGCCGTTTCCTGCGTAATACTTTTGGTGTCAGCACGCAGTTCTTTGAGGCGTGACGACAGCGCGTCCACCTGTTTGGTGACCTGGACGTTTTGCGGGTCCGGCTTGAGCCGCACCAGCGTTTCAGAGATCGACTGCGGCATCGCTCACCAATCCAAACACCTTCTGCGTCTCGTCCAGGCGGCGCTTGAAGTCCAGCGCCTCCAGGCACGTGCCGAAATCCTCCAGGAACATCAGGTCGTACTGGAACCGGCCCCAGAGCGCCAGCAGAATCCCCGCCTCCTGGCCCGTCTGGTGCCAGAACCGGAACAGGGGCCAGATGGTGTCGCGGGGATAATTGAACCCGATGTCGGGTTCGATCAGGTCGCCGTCACCGTCGGCTTGGCGCTCGTCGAGTCGTCGGAGGTCGCGCCAGACGGCGGCCTGCCATTCCGCCCGGCGCTCCTCAGATTTTTTCGCTCGTCCTCGGTCAACCGGTGCGTCGGCCAGAACTCTTGCGCGTTCGGCGCGCGATCCACGTCCTGCAGCGCCTCATACCAGGTGTCGAGCAGCTTGCCCGCCATGCGCAGGAACAGGTCGTAGGCCGCGCGCCATTCGTCCGGCGACGCGCCGGTCTCCGGAAACGCCACGTCGAGACCCTCGATCTCCACCGACTGCGCCACCGCGCGCGCAAAGGTGGATTGGTAGATCCGGTCCACCTCGTCGGCAGGCGTCGGCAGCGCGGCCAGGATGCGCGTGACCAGCACCGAATGGTAGCCCGTCTGCCGTTCGACCGTGATCGTCACCGCCCCATAGGTAAAGGTTTGGGTGGGCCACAGCGGATCGCCCACCGCCGCCCGTTGTCGTTTCGCCATGCGTTCAGTCCCTCAGTTCTTAGCTGTTAGTCGTTAGCGCTTAGCTAAAAGCTAACTACGCGCGCAGCGCGCCTAATGGCTAATCGCTTTTTTAAACGTACTCGTAGCGGATTTCGACCTTGACGCCTGCGCCCGGGATCGCGCCGGCCTCGAACGTGACCGTCTTGGTCGCGACCACCACGGTGAAGTGAGTCGTGGGCGTCTTCGCCACGCCATCATAGTAGACAAACACCCGCTGCGGCGAGGCCGCATGATCCCCGGCAGGCGTCCGGTCCAGCACCACGTTGTTCAGCGAGCCGTTGCCGACAAAGGCGTGCAGGTCGACGAAGTAGTCGCTGGTGAAGGGGATCATCAACCCTTCGGTCGCGCCCTCAGTCGCCAGGGTGAACGCTTTGCCCCAGGGATAGGTATCCGCGCTCTGAACCGTCAGGGCGAGCCGGGCGTTGAGCGCCTGCCGCTCCGTAAACGTGCCGATGCCCAGCACGACCGCCGAGGCCTTGGGGACGAGCAGGCCGAACTTTTTCGACAGGCCCACATACCCCGATGTCTTGCTGAAGGCCGAACTTTGCAGGATCAGGCAGATGTCTTTCGGATCGGCCTCTTTCGCGCCGAGCACCTGCATTTCAAGGCCGCCCTCCGTGACTTTCTTGATCCCCTCGAGGGCGACGTTGAGGTCCATGTCGAACACGGCGGCCTCAACGCTGCCGCGCGGGGCCGCGCCCAGCGGCCAGGTGAACGCGCCCTGGAACTGGTCGTCGCCGGTGATGTTCGTCTGCTCTGGCTCCGGGACCTGGAGATCGGCAGTCTTGACGGCCAGCAGCTCATACGAGCCGCTGTCCTCGCCATTCGCCAGGGCGCCGAGCAGCCCCATCGCGTAGCCGACGGTGTCGAGCCGGTGCAGCTTGGCGGTGCGAAAGCCCGCCTGAATCACTTGCGCTGCGTATGCCATCCTTTACGCTCCTGTTGATGGGCGGGAGGCGCTTACGCGCTGTCGCCCGCTTTGCTTTTGGACGGGGGCGCGGCAAACCACTCCCGCGCCTGCTGGGTGATCCGGGCCATCTCGTCCGCCGTCAGCCGCGCCACCTCGCCGGGCAGCACCTTGAAAAACACGCCGGGCAGCTCCGGCACGGGCTTGGTGATCGTCCCGCGCCCGGCCGCCAGCCGCTGGCCGAAAATGGACCGGTTGGTCGTGGTCGAGACGACGCCGCCCCGACGCACTTCGAAACCCTCATTGTCATGCATGGTCATTGCTCCTCAATATAGGTGATGGTTTCCACCGTAAAACTCACGCTCGTGCCGATGTACGGTCGCCCGGTGTAGGGAATTTGGGCGACGCCCGTGTCGCCGCGCGCGTGCAACAACACGTCGAAGCCGCGCCCATCGTCCAGGACCACACGCCCCAGCGCCGCCAGCGCGTCGGGGAGGCGGCTTAGGAACGGCTTGGCGGCCTGCTCGGACTGGAACTCGCGCCCGGTCACGCCTTCGGCGGCGAACAACACCGCGCGCCATTCGCGCCGCACCAGCAGGCTGTCCGCGCCATAGGTCTCGCGGTCGTAGCTGGCGGCCTTCGGCGACAGGACGACGGCGGGCAGTTCCCGACTCTGCATCTCGTCCGGGAAATCCGTCCACACCGTCACTAGGCCATCAATCGCCTGAAAGAAGGGCACCAGCGCGTCCTCGATCTCTTCCACTGTGATCTGGCTCATCGCCGCAGATAGTCCTCCAGCACGTCCATGATCAGGCGCGGCACCTCGCCGCTCACGATGCGCGTGCCCTCCATCAGCACTTGAATCTGGTCGCCCGCGCTGCCCTTATTGCGATACAGCCAGGCCACCAGCGCGATGCAGATTTGCTCCAGGTTACGCATCGGCGCGTAGCTGTACAGCGGCTTGTCCTTCGCGTGGGTCGCCGCCGTCGTGCCGTTCGCGCCGCGCAGCACCGTCAACTGGTTGGTGGCGTCGGCCACCACCGCCAGCACCTTCAGGAACTCGCTCTCCACTTTGAGCAGCTGCCCGACCGCAAACCGCGTCTGGTAGCGCGCGTCCTGGCCGTCCGCATCTGTGACGGTGATGGTCGGCGTCGTGGCGTTGATGCCGCCCGTGTCCTGCACGCTGTCCAGCGTGTTGACCCAGGCGTGGGCATAGTCCTCGTGATACCCCCACAGGCCGTCGAGGGTGATCGCGCCCTGCCAGTCCACGCCATCGTCGGTCCAGATCAGGCTCGACGATGGCAGCAGCTCGATCCCATACTTGGGATACCCGGTGCGCGGCAAGAGCGCGTATTGGCCGCTGGTGATGACCGTCCCGTCGCCGTTGGTCAGCGTGACGATCTCCAGCAGATCGGCCCCGACGTTCAGGCAGGCCCCATCCACGTGCAGGCCGCGCGCATCCACCGCGCGCGTCTCGCGCACCGGGATAAACGACCGCGCGCATTCCTGGGTCATGAAATCGGTGGCCGCGCCGATCAAGCGCTGGATCACGGCATCGTCGCCAGGATTGATCGGCGGAGTCACGCCCAGTAATTGCGCTTTGACCGCCGCCAGGGTCGTCAGGTCCACGTCCGCAAAATGCGCCATTTACGCCGCTATCGCCTGTTGGATGACGAGGGGCAAGCCTACCTCGATCCGCTCCGTTAACTCGATACTCAACCCCTGCGCGATCTCCACCGCGTTCGGCCAGCCGGTGTTCTGGTGCATTGCTTGCTGCTGCCACCCGCCGACGTAGGTCGCGCCGTCCCAGTCGTGGCGCAGCGTGATGCCGCTGAACACGTCGGTATAGTCGCCCTCCACGTGCCAGCCCCGGACGTAGCGTCTGGTGCGCTGGTAGGGCAGGTTGCCCTCCGCGCGCAGCTTCGCCATGACGTAGCGCCGCTGGCGCGCGCTGGTCCACTGGATCGGATAGACGACTGGCCCCGGTTCCTGCCGCAGCGTGCGCTCCACGCGCTGGCTGGCGTAGGGCCGCAGCTCGCGCCGCACGTAGCGCGCAATCGCATCCGGGATACGCCGGTGCGCCTCGCGCAGCGCCTGGAGCGCCGTATCGTCCACGACCAGGTCGACGGCGAACATCAGTGGACGCGCGGGTTCTCGACCAGTTGCAGCGTGACCACCACCGCGTCGGCCAGGGCGTCGCACCCTTCCACGTTGACCTGGATCGGCCCTTCCACCACGTAGGGGACCAGGCCCGCGCCCTCCACCCCGCTCGCATTGTGCAGCGCGTGGCGGGGATAGTACACGCCGTCGGTCGCGGTGTTGGCGACGGCCAGCAGCTCGCGGCCCAGGCCCCCCGTCTCGACGATGCTCACGTCTGTCGTCGCCGGGGCGCTGGCGTGGTAATTCAGCTTGATCGCCTCCAGCAGACACGGACGTTGATCAAAGCCCAGCGTCGCCGTGCCGGTGGCGCTGCCCGCCGTGCCGGTGGTCGTGACTCGCAGTTCGCGCAGGGCCATCCGCTACATCTCCCAGTTTTCGAAGGCCACGACCAGCCACACGGCCAGGTCCGCCGTCGTCGCGTTCCACGAGCCATCGGTCGTGATCTCCACCCCGATCTGGTTGCCCGCCGCAAAGCGGGGCGCCACGTCGTTCGTCTTGAAGGCTGCGTAGCCTTCGACCGCTGTCGTCACCGTCTGCCGGGTGTTCGCGTTCTCCGTGCCATCGATGGACGCGCCAATCGTCAGCGTCCCCGCCGAGGCCGCCGCGCTGAGCGTCCACAGCAGTCCGACGATATGGCCCGCTTTCGGCATCACGATGCCGTCGTTGACGACGCCGACGACGATCAGCTGAGCATCGGTCTGGCTCGCCGCGACAGCGGCGTCGATAAACGGCCCGAAGGCCATCGCCGGATTCTTCACGCCAATCGCTTCTTGAAGCATAGTTTCTTCTCCTGAAGGGGGCGGCGAACCGCCCCCCCACTCGTGTCCATTGAAACGCCAGACTATCAGACGGTGATGTTGTACAGCGCCGCAGCGACCTCGGAATCGAAATTGATGAACGCCAGCCGGATCGTCGCCACCAGCTGGTAGGCGTCGTAGTACGGCAGGTAGCTCATCGTCGCGGCGATGCGGCGGCGGTAGCCCACCACCCACCCGGGTCGGTAGGCGCACACCGCCTGGCCCTTGGTGTTGTTGGACGGCGTGTCATACGACAGCTTGCCATCGGCTTCTGTCAGCGCCATTTCCGCCGTGGGAAGGACCGGCACGCCGTAGATCACGCCGACCTCACCGGTCAGGATGCTCGCGCTCTGACCGTACTTGTCGACGGTGACAATCTCGTTGGCTTCGAGCAGCTTGCCATACGTGCCGCTGTCGACGAGGTAGACGCACTGCTTGGGTTGCAGCGCATAGCGATTCGACATCAGGAACCGCGCCTGGCGCATCAGCGAGGCCGTCGGCGCGCCCGCCGCATCCAGTTTGTTCGCCGTGGTGGTGACCAGCGGCAGCTTGCGCAGGCCGTCGAACGCCATGAACTTGTTCGTCGCGGCAGGCGCTTCGTCGTCGCTGTTGATGTTGCCCGTCGCGCCGGCTTCGGTGTCGCCGTTGAGCAGGACGTTGTCGATGGCGTCTTCCATGACGCGGATGGCCTGCTCCCGGTACAGCGACAACACCGGCACGATGGAGTCCTCGACCAGTTCCGCCGAGAACCCGACCCGGACGGCGAATTTCTTGGCCGAGAGGGTGACTTTGCCGCTCCCGACCTGGCTGTCAGGCATGGGATTGCCCGCCCCGGACAAGAGCAGATCGTCTTCGTCCTTGGTTTCGGGCACGAAGTACACGGTCGGGTCCGTGCCTTCGATGGGCAGCTCGAAGGGATTGCTGGGCATTTCAATCGAGCGAAACAACGGGAGAATCACGTTGTCCACGCGCGCCTTGCGCCACAGCTCCGATTCCCACAAGTCCGGGACCCACTCGTCGCCGTAGTTGGCGAGAGTCGAATACATCAGCTCATTGGCTTTCATCGCCCGGTAGGACGGCTCTTTGAACGCCGCCGGATCGAGGCGATAGCCTTCGCGCCAGGCCTTGTCGAGCAGCGCGGTTTTGAAGGCGTCGCTGGGATCGAGCGCCTTGCCCGCGTGACGCAGGCCGCGCAAGACCGTCCACCCATAGGCCATATCTGCCGCCGACAGATTGTCGTAAGGGGACATGACCTGGATGATCGGGATAAGGGTTTTCGTGGCTGTCTCATCGACCGCGACCAGCGCGGTGCGACCTTCGTCACCGCCCTCGTCGTCGGTGTGACCGGGCAGACGGCGGGCCGGTTGGCCCGGGGCCGTTTGCGCCTTGAGCGCCGCGTTTTCGGCTTCCAGCGTATCGACCCGCGCGGCCTTCTCCACCAGCGCCGTCTGGTCCGCTTCCGCTTGTTTCTGCGCGAGGACGGTATTCACGCCCTCGGCGATCATCTGCTGCACTTTCGCAGCGTCGAGCGTATCAGGCATGGTATTGCCCTCCATAGGAGATAGTGGTCTGTCGTATGTCTGAGAAGCCCCGGCTTCGTCGCTCCCCTCCTGGTCTCTGGCCGGGTCGCCCTCACTGGCGGACTCCGGCGCTACCAGATCGGGCACGGTCAGCCCGGCGCTTTTGTAAGCAAGAGAAACAGTCTGAGCATCACTATAGTGCTTCAGACTGACAGCATCCGTGTCGCGCGGCTCGGCGGGCGTGGGCGTCAGACTGCCCTCGACCACCGGCCAGCGCTTGATCTGGCCGTCGCGCGCCACCTGGACCATGTGCGGCAAACTGCCGCTGCTCCAGCCCAGCGCGCCGTTCTTGACCAGGTTCCAGACGGCCTGGGTATAGCGGTCGCGCAGGTCCAACTGCGCTTCGACCCACAACCCCACGTCGTTCGGCGTCATGGACTCCATCTGGCCCACCATCTTGATGCCCAGCGTGGTGTCCAACCCGTGATGGTAGAGAACGGGGCGGCGCGGGTACCAGTCGAGCGCCAGATCCGTCTCCGGCGTGAAGTATTCGCCTTGCAAGTCTTTGCGCGCCGGGCTGCCCCAGACGACCAGATAGCCGCCGATGCGCCCGGACTCGTCGAGCGCTTTGACACAGGTCAATTTGCCCATCATGCGCTCGCGCCGCTGGCGTTCCTCGTCGTCATCCATCATGGGCCTATCACCCTTGACGGCGGCGTTGGCCTGCCTCATCGCCTCACTTTCGTCGCCGGTGTCGTCCAGCACGCGCTCGAACACTGCGATCCACTGGCGGCGCTGCTCCTCAGAGAGCGCCTGCACGTGCTTTGGGAGCGATGTGTCATTCACAGATTCGTATGGCATTTTTATGCCTCCGCGTACCTTTGCGGTATAATCAAGGTGTGGGCTAGTGCGGCCTCATGAACCGCATGAACCGCGTGTCCTACCGCTTGCCCACACCCTCGCAAGTAGGATCTGTAGGAGAAAAACAAGTGCCACGCCATACGATTGATTTCACTTGTGCCAATTGCGGAAAAGAGGTTCACCGAGAACCGCGAAAACTTAATCCGGATCAAAACCTCGTTTTCTGCAACCGTGAATGTTGGCGCGAATACAGACGGCAAAATCCGATCAAGCCTACCCCCCAATTTTTCGAAGCGGGACGTCAAATGTCGGCACAGGCCAAACGAAAACCCAAGACATATATCTGTGCCCAGTGCGGAACGGAATTTCAGCGTGTGACCAAATGGCCGGAGCATGATCAGTCGTTTTGTAGCCGTGAGTGCGCATTCAAGGCTGCTTCTCCCTGGGCACGCTGGAAAAAAGGACGCGAGCGGTCTTCCCCTTCTGCCCGTCAATCCATGAAACGTCGCTTTATAGATTGTTGTGCTATATGCGGCTGGGCAGAAACGAGTTGCGATGTCCATCACATAATTCAAACGAATACAGGCGGATCGAATAAATTCGATAACCTTATTATTCTCTGCCCCAATCATCATCGCCTGGCTAATAAAGGACTGATTACCATTGAAGAGCTTTTTGAGGCTTGGCATAATATGAAGCTCCTCCCAGGCGTTCCAGACAAAGCGGTTGAGGAATAGCCAGCCACTAGGCGGCATCATCCACCTCCACCGCAAATATCACCTGCAAATCGGTCTCGCCGGTGATCTCACTGCCCATCAGGGTCAATCGCGGGTCGATCATCGACAATCCCGTCTGAACGTTCTCCGCCGTCAGTTTGGCGTAATACCCCGCGTCCTCGCGCAGGGTCATCACATAGTGCGCCGGACCGTCGGCCTCGCGCGGCGCGGCAGTCAGGTCCAGAATACGCCGCCCGAAGACGCGCGTCAGTTCGGCTTTGATGTCTGCCGGAAAGCCCTCCGGCCACTCCCTGACCATCGGCGTCCCTTCCTCGTGTTCCGCCTTGCCCGCGTGGAGCGGCACGCTGTCCAGCCGCCCCACAGCGCGCCCTTCGGCCCGCAGTAAATTGCAGCCACAGGCGAAGCCTTTGCAGATCAGCGTGTCCGCCTTGGGCACGATTTTGCGCCGGTGCCAGTCGCCCAGGCGGTGAACCTGGCCGGACGCGGTGTGGCAGCTGCGGCAGTTCTGCTTGAGCGGGTTCAGCACCCACAGATACATGCCGTTCTTATCGGCGCTCAGCCGGCCTGCCTGGTACAGCGGCAGCACGCTCTTGTTGAACCACATCCCCGGCTTGACGGCGGCTTGGCCCTCACTGACGCCGGTCTCGGAGCGGAACAGCACCCGCCCTAACTCGGTCACGTACTGGCTTTGCGTGGTGAGCAGGCCTCCCAGCGCTGAGCGATCCTCCGGGGCCAGCGGCTCGTCATCGCCATAGGTGACCCCCCCATCCGCCAGGCCGTCGCGGTAGGCTTTCTCGCCGTATTTGCGCAGCAGGGTGCGCGTCCGCGACGCCCACTCGCGCCGGTCAATCTGGGCCTCGCGACCTGCCGCCAGCAGCGTCTCGAACTCACTCTCGAAGTCCAGACGGGTCGCCTGGATCGCCTTCATCGACTCCGGTTCGGGCGTTGACTCTGGCAAGGCCACCATTGCCACCCCCCCCGCGCGGGCATGGATGGTCTCATACTCGCCCCGCGTAAAGGCCAGCGTGTCGGCGCGGCAGCCGAATTCCAGCGCCAGGTCGGGCATCAGACCCATCGTGTCCCGGTAGGCCCGCTCGACGTAGCCCAGGGTAATGTGCGGCGTCCAGAGATCGGGTTGGCTGTACTCCGAGACGGCGATGCCGCGCACCGCAAACCCGGCCCAGATCAGCTCGTGCAGCGCCCGCAGCGCGTCGGTCGGGTCCACCAGCGCCACGATGGGCACGGCCTCGCCGTCGCCCTCGAAGGTCGTCACGCGCAGCGCGCGCAGGTCGAGCGCCGCAAATCCGACCGTCTCCTGGAAGATCTGGCGGAAGGTTGGCTCGTCCACCAGCGGCGCGTCGATCATGGTCACGTGCAGCTGCTCGCGCGGCGTCCAGCGCGCCGGGGCATCGGCGGCCATACTGCGCTGCGCCACCTGCTGGACCAGCAGGATGTCTTCGACGTCGCTCAGTGTCAGCACGACCGTGCCGGACGGCGGGCCGTAACTCGATTTCGCGCCCGGCCAGCGGCCCTCAGCCAAATCGTGCAGGCGCGCAAAGACGGTCTTAATCGCCTGCCCATCCTGACAGTCGGTGAGTGCCGCGCGCGCCACGTCCGCCAGAAACGGCGGGATGGTTTCAGTTTTAAAGGTGCGCTCTAGGGGCTGTCCCACCCGCCGCAGCGCGAACCGCTCCCAGGCCGCCAACTCGCGATGCACGGCGCTCTTGTCCGCCACCTCGCCCACGTCGTCGCCCCCCTCATCGCCCGCGCTCTCACGCTCCTCGGCATTCTCCTGGGCATCCTGTGCCTCCGGGGGTGGCGGCGGCTCATCAGGCGGCGCTTCGACCGGCGGGGGCGCGGGCGGTTCGGGCGGCGGGGGCAGCGCGTCCACCTCGAACTTCACCTTGTCGCCCGCCTGGACGTGCACGAACAGCACGTCGTCGCCGCCGTCCAGCGGATCTTTGCCGCGCGCGGCGCGCCATTCGTTCAGCGTGATGCCCTTCGCCTCTTCGCGTTCCTCTTCCAGATCGAGCGCGCGCTCGCGGGGCCGGATGTCCTCAAACGCCGCTTCCAACAACCCCGCGCCATCGCGTGGCCCCCAGAAGCTGAAATACTCGTCGGTCAGCGTTTCGGCCACATAGCTCAGCAAGGGCCAGGCGTGGTTCTCCAGGAACTGGCGCTCGTTGACCTTGCGGTCATCGGCGAACTCGGCGGGCAGCAGATGGTAGGTGCCGAACACCCGGTAGATTTTCTCGGCCTCCCACTTGGCCCCTTCCAGAAAATCCACGTCCTTCTGCGAGAGGCCGATGGGCTGAAATTGCACCTTGCCGCCGCGCAGAAAGGCCGTCCGGCGTTCTTTGCCGCCGTAGGACGTGCGCCATTCCGCCTTCATCCGCTCGTAGTCGGAATCCGACATATTCGTTTCGATGTTCACCACGCCCGCCGGCACCGCAAAATCCCGGGCGAACATCTTGCGGTTCCACTCGGCCATCTCGCGCCCGGTCTGCGCGGCCAGCGCCGCGACCGCCAGGTCCCCCAGGCCATAGAGCGTGTCGACCAGCACCGGGTTAGGCGCGCGAAAGTGGATCACTTCCTCGCGCCGGAGCGGAATCAGCCGGCTGTCGATCTCCGTCACGTAGCCCCCAATGTACTCGCGCGTACTGCGCACGATGCGCGTCATCTGCGGCGCGCAGCGCCAGATTTCCACCGGCGCGCCAGAGTGTGGTCCGGCCAGGAACCAGTAGGCATTCCCCGCCAGTTTCAGGTCCGCGACGGTGTGCCACAGCAAATCCCAGCGCCGCAGAAACGGATTGGGGTTGCGCAGCAGCGTCAGGGCCGGGTGCGCCTTGACTTCCTCACGCTCGCCCTCCGTGGAGGTGTGTTTGTAAAGGAGCAGCGCCGTCGACGCGATCCGGTTGGCGAATTCCTTGACCGCCGCATTGACCGCCTCGCTGGTGCGGTAATGGATCGGCGTCGCCGTGACTTCGACCGGCGGCGGTTCGCCATACCAGCCATACATATCGGCGGGCCAGATCACGCTCGGCGCGCGCTTGGCGGCCTGGTACTCGCGATCCCAGCGTTGGAGCAGCGCCGCGCCCTGACTCAGGGGCACGCGCGTGCGGTCTGATACTACAGCAGCCATCAAACGCCTCGTTTACGGCATCAGCAGGGCGATCAGGTCCGCTTTCTTGAGACGATAGACGGGCAGCTCCACGCCCTGGCGTGCCGCCAGATCGCGCAGCTCGTCGACCGTCATCGCTTCCAGTTCCGCGAGGGCGTCCTGCCGGGCCGCCTCATCCAGGACTGGCAGCGGCTGCCACGGATCGGGCGTTTCTAAGGCCATCGTCGCCTCGCCTGTGATGGCGATCTCCTCGCCAGAGTCCGGGGCGTCTGCCGTCGGTTCTTCAAGCGCAGACTCAACCAGCGGTTCCTGACCCGTCTCACCGGGGGGCGGCTCCTCTGCCTGGACCGCATACGCCGTCACCTGCCCGGTGTCGACGAGATACCGCGCCAGGGCCTCCGGCACCGTATGCGCCGCGATGTCGAAATCCCCCACCGTATACTCACCGGGGGGCAGATACAGGGTGTTGGTTTGGGGGCCGCGATAGCCCGTAATGCGGATGCTTGCGATGATCATTGCTCACCTCACACGAACTCGACGGAGGCGCGCCCATAGCCCTGCGCCCCGTACCACGCCAGCAAAATCGCATCCCCTTTATCCGGGGAGCGGCCAATGCGCGCTTTCACATCCTCTTTGGCCTCGATCTGAATGCCGCTCTTGCCGATCTTGAAGCGCGGCGCGCACAGATCGACCTTGACCTGCCGGTCCGGGGGCAGGGCCATCGCATGGTCGCTCTGCGGATCCAGGGCTTCCCGAAAGCGCCAGACGACTTCCGCCCGCAGGTTGAAAAATGGGAACTTGCCGGTTTTGTCCATCCCCTGGCTGCCCTCGCCCACGTTGACCGGGTACGCCGTCACGCCGTCTCGCCCTTTGAGACTGTCATACGCCGACGCCCCATAGCCGATCACGTCCACGAAAAACGGCGCGGGCGCATCGTCCAGACACGCATTCAACGCGTGGTCCGCCGCCGCCGGGCCGTCCGGGATCGCCTTGCCCGGCCAGCTGTGCAGCTCAAACCATTCGTGATAGAGCTTGGCGGCCACCGTCTCGTCTTCCCCGCCGCGCGATACGTCCAGCCCGACGGCGCGCAGCGCCACGTCCGGGCGTTGGCCTGCGCGGTAGCGGTCCTGCGCCGCCTCGACCCAGGCGGTCGGGATCGCCTGCCAGAGATCGTCCTCGGCCCGCACGTTGAATTTGCCGTCGAGCAGAATGTCGGGCAGCACGCCCGGCAGGTTCTGGAGCACCGTCCGGTAATCCGTGTCCCGGTAATACGGGTTATCGCCCAGATAGGCCGGGATGAAGGTGCGCGAGATGGGACGGATCGTGTCGCCTTTATGCGTGATGGGTTCTGGCCCTCCGACCTCAACGGTCTCATCGTCCAGCACGGCAAACCAGCGCAGCTCGCCCGGCGGCGCCGGATTCGGATGCTGATCGTCCAGCCAGGGCGCGAATTCCTGGATGATCCATTCCCCTTCGGGCGACAGGGGCGGGTTGCCCAGCAGCAGGACCCGCGTGCGCTGGGTGGGATCGCTACTGCGCCGCCAGGCGGTGATGAAGCGCACCCACTCGCGCAGGAAATAGGTCACCTCGTCGAACACGTACAGGTCGCGCGGGCGGCCCTGGTACTTCTTCAAGTCCCGCGGGTGATCTATCGCGCCCAGCTCGACGAACCGCCCGCCAAATTCCCAGCGCCGTCGCTGGTGGTTGAAACTCACCTGGTACGGCGCGGCGATGTCGTTGCCCCGGTCAACCACGTCCGTCAGCTGCGTGTACTCGCGCCGGAAAAAAATGGCGCGTTGGTGGCATTCGAAGGCCATGCCCAGACCCAGATCCGTCTTCCCGCCGCCCGCCGCGCCGCCGTAGTACAGTTCGTCCGCGCGGCTGAGCAGGGCCTGCCACTGCTTAGCGCTCTGCGGCGTCCAGATCGCCGTCCCCGTCAGCGCCCGCCTCAGGTAGGCTTGTTCCGAGGGCAGCAGCGAGTGATTCAAGCGCGCGCTGATACTGGTCAGTATCGAGTCGGTGGTCATGCCTCACCTCAATCGCCGCCGCCGGCAGCCCCGCCGCTGCGCGCTGCAGGTCGCTCGCCAGCTTCAGCGCCTTCAGCATCGCGTCGATGTCGATGCCGACCGTGATGATCTCCCGGTCCGTCGCGCCGTCTCGACCTTTGATCAGCCGCCGCGTCGTCTTCAGGAACTGCGGCGTCTCGGCCAAAATACGGGCCGCCAGGTCGCGCAGCTCGTCGCCGGTCTGAAAATCGATCTCGCGCAGTGCCTGCCGCCGCGCTTCCCATTCCGCTATCGCCGCCCGGTCCCGCTCCTCGGCGTAGGCCTCCAACCGCGCCTGCCACTCGAACCTGGACGACCACTCCATCAGCGTCCGCAGGCGCGTCGTCGGCGGCTTTTCTGTCGCCAGTCCGTCGCCAGTCCGTCGCCAGTCCACGTACCGCGCGTGGAGCTTGCGCAGGCTGCGGCCCGGGCCCATCCGGACGTACTCCAGGAAGGCCGCGTGCGCTTTGGCGGTCTCGCCGTCGCGCCGCGCTAGGGTCTCCCACGCCGCCGGATCGAGCGGCTGGTCGAGCAGCGCTTGGACGGTGTTCGCGTCGGCCACATCACGCGCCCTCGGTCACCGGCGACGACTCGAGCAGGCGAACTTTGCGTCCCCCGCGAAACAGGATATAATTCCTGAGTGGAGCTAGTGCGGAATAGCTACCCGCATGAAACCGGAGCCTTACCCGGCGCTCCACACCCCGACAGTAAGGCCAGTAAGGAGAGACCCCATGTGTATCAGGATTCCCCTCACCAAAGGGAAATTTGCCCGCTTTGACGACTGCGATGCGGCGCTGGCGAAGACGAGTTGGTACTTCCACACTGGCGGCTATGCGGCGCGTAAACCCTACAAAGGATCGCACGAGTACCTGCACCGCACGATAGCCGCACGGTTGCTTGGCCGCGCGCTCCAACCGGGCGAAGTGGTTGATCACATCAATGGCGATCAACTGGACAATCGCCGCCAGAACATTCGCATAACGTCGCACGCCAAAAACCTCCAAAACCAACATAGGCGTTCGGACAACCAATCGGGATACAAAGGCGTTCGATACAATCGTTGGACCAAAGGGCTGCGGTTTCGCTGGTCTGCCGAGATTAAAGCTGATGGCATTCGTCATTATCTTGGCTATTTCCCAACCGCTATAGCTGCCGCTGAAGCATACGACGATGCAGCCCGGCGATTGCATGGCAAATTCGCCCGATTGAATTTCCCTGACTCAGTGAGCGCATGACCGCATCCAGCGCGCTTTTCTGCGCGTCGGGATGCCGCCGCCAGTTGCGCGGATTGTCGAGCAGCGCGCCCACGGGCATGACCCGCAAGCCGATGATGCGGTTGCGGTAGGGGCCTATCGTTGCGGGAAGAGAAGCGTCCACGGATGCTCCTACAGAAACGCAAACCCCCAGCTGGCGAGACTCAGCGCGCAGCCAGTTTTCGGATGCCGTCGCGTCACGGCGACCAGCGCGGGCACGAGCGAGTACAACGCCAGATAGGGCGTCAGCAGCACGGAGGCGATGCAGCCCCACATCACCGAGCGCTGCGCCCACGCGCGCCACGCGGCCCACAGACCGACCGGCCAGGTCATGCGCCACAGCGCCCAGTTGTGGCCGTAGGCGGTGATCGTCTGGCGCTGCTCGACGATGACCAGCGGCCAGCGCCAGAGCAACAACGCCAGGGCGCTCGCCAGAGCCAGGGGCACCAGATAGCGCGCGCGCTGCGGGTTGACATAGGCCGCCAGCGCCAGGCCCGTCGCCTGCGGTTTCACGGTCAAGAACAACGGCGCGGCATAGCCCGCGCCGACCAGACCGAACAGCGCGAGCCAGTCCGTATTTGCCAGCCAGGTCAACAGCACGAAGGGCAGCGAGAGACCGACGATAGGCACCAGCGCCATGACCCGTGAACGGCGCGCAACTGCCAACAGCGCGAGCCAGGGCAGCGCGGGGGCCAGCGCCTCGGGCACCCAGAGCAGCGGGATGAGCAGCACGAACAGCCAGGGCGCGTGGTAGACCCCGTCCCTGCCATAGGGGTTCTGGCCGCGCAAGAGGGCGCGCGCCGCGCCGGTGAAAATGTGCCAGTCGTTCAGCCCGCCCTGCCTTCACCACAACAAAAACGACACGACGCCAAAAGCCAGCGCCGTGTCGCTGATGGTCGCAGTCCACACGGGGACCGCTCATCTCATTGCTTCCCGGTGATCAGGCGGGAAGGTCGGTCCGAACCGCCTCAGCCATGCCTGTCTTGGCGGTTCAATTCGCATTGGGAATGGCATGGCACCCAAAGGGTTAACAAAACGGGCAAGGGGGCCACAGATTTGCGGCAAAAGGCAGGGGGAAGCCCGCGCGCCACGCTGTAGCCCCTACGTCCGGTGCGCGCTCCCGGTCATCGTCCGAGAGCCTGCTTTTAGTGTAGCGCAGAATTCGGGGCGAGTGAGGTTGTAGGTTTACCGTGACTTAACTAGCAGTGGAAACTTCACTATGTTCGGGGCGTTCCCAGCGGGATTTATCTACGAAGTAAATTCGTTGTGACAGCCAGCGAATGCGACCATCACGGGGATCGGACAGCACATTCATCATGATGCTGATCAACTGCTGCGAGCAGCCTAGTTCATTGGCAACCATGCTTTGCGTCGGCAAGGCAGAATGCGCCTCGGCAAACGCGCAAATCGCATTGTAGACATCATCGGGCGTAATGGCAGGTCTACTGTCGCGGGCTGTCCGTTTGGAGCCATTCATCCCCTACTCTCCAGCCGTTCAAACCACATCTTGAAGTAAGCCGAGATGTCAGCCATTTTGTAGATTGCCCTCCGATGTCCAAGTTCCTTAACCAACCAATGAAACGGCTCACTATCTCTCTTGTGGCTATTGCACATGAGACACAGGGGCACGATGTTGGTGGGTTCTGAGCCAGGGAACAGATCGGAAAAATGCGGTATCCAGTGATCTTGCACCAGTCGGTTATTCGGCGTGGGCGCTGTGCCACAGATCGCACAGACATTCCCCCAATAGGCTAAACATTCCTGCCATGTTTCATCGGGTAGAAACTCGTATAGAATGGGCTTAACTTCTGGATTAACCGCATGGCCTCGCTCCTGAAGCATCTGAATCGTCCGTTGGCGCTCCTGTTTGCCTAAGCGATTGAGGGCGATCTGTCCGCTGGGGAGTGTTCCGGTTTCCAGAAACTCAATCAACTGCGCTACGCTTTTAATGCCCGCCTGTCGATAGAGACGGAAGGCATGGTCCTCAAGCGGCAAGTGCCAGATGTCATCAGGATCGGGCATTTTGGGCGACTGAGGATGCTCATACCAGTCATAGAGAATGAGCCGAATTTGAGCAACACGCATCCTGAACTGAGCAGCAACGTCGTACATCGTCGCGCCATCAATCAACGCCTGAACAACCGCCGTATTGCGTTCTGTGGTATCATTGGACATGCTGTGCCTCCCTATAGGCATGGCTGCCCTGGGTGCTGATACACGCCAGGGCGATCACCCCCCAGGGTGACGACGAAAAGCGTTGGTTGCCGCTTCTGCGATCACATTTCTGAGCGCGCGACCTTCAATAATCTGCCAGCAGAGAGGGCACAAGGCCAACAGATGGCCGGCCTCGAGTTCAATCAGCGTCGCAGTGTTCGTTAATTTGGGCTGGTGTTCTCCCATCGGGATATGAGGACAACACGTCCATTTGGTTTTCCGGGAAACATCATCCGTTATTTTAACCATTTGTCCCTCGTTTCGCATTTTCGCGCAACGCCCTGCTCAGCATCTCGGCGCTGCGATCTGCCGGCTCGATCCAGGGCACACCCAACACCTCGAAATACGCCCGCTCGGTGGGCGTGTGGGCTTCCTTGCCCGTGCCCCGGTGAACCAGCCGCCCGTCGTCCTGCCGCCACAGCGTATGAGCGTTGATGTGGCGCATCAGCGCCTGGCCGAACTCGCCCGGCCCGGTGCGGATGGTGAAGATCGGTCCCCACTGCGCAGGCGGCGTAACCAGGAACAGGTCGACCTGGACGTACTCGCCGAGGTCGTTGAGCGCTAACCAGAACCGCTTGTATTTCTCGCCCCACACGCCCTTGTCGTGGGTATAGGGACGATCCCGGTGGATCTCCCCCACCGCCGCCAGGCGCTCCAGGAGCGGGTCGAGCAGGCTCACTCGCTCGACGGTCGCCGGTTGGTCGCCACCGAACAGCCCCAACTGCCCGGCGACCGGGCGCTCCTCGACCAGGGGCCGGGCGACGATCTCGATGTCCCCCACCGTCGCCTTGCCGCGCCGGAGACTGCCCGCGATCTCGATCTGCGCGCAGGCCGGACGCAGCGCCTCGACCAACGCTTCAGCCCTGGGCAGGGCGTGTTCGCGCTTGAACCGATAGCCGCCGCTCACAGTCCCCACTCCTCGCGCCGCTCACGCGCGTAATCGAGCAGCCCGTCCGCATGGTCCGACATGCCCAGCCGCTCCAGGCCCCCCGCCGCGTCTTCCAGGTGTTTGACGACCGCCCGCTTGATCTGCGTCGCAGTCGGCCCCTGTTTGGCGCGCTTTTTATTAGCCGCCGCGATGCCGTCCACGCGCATCGTTTGACCCGATTTTGTCACGATTTTTTTCTCGCGATGTTCTCTGACTGGTGCGTGCGCACCAGTGCGGTGTTGCCATTCCAGACGCCAGCGCCCAATCGTCGTATGCGCTACGCCGAGAGTTTGAGCGATCTGGCGATTGGAAACGTCGACTCCATAATAGCCCCGCTCCAACCGCCGATAGAGCAAGTTCTTGAGATCATCCGTGGTCAGTGGCTCGCCATGCCGAAGGTTGGCCTCTTCAGCAAATTCGAGCGCTTCGTCAAATCCGCCAGGATGAAAGTTCGCCATCAGAGGGGCAAGTGCGATCTCGCCGGATACAACGCCAGGATCGGCTAACGCGCGCAGATATGCTTCGCGCCGGTGTAGGCCGTCGGCCAGGATCAGGCCATCCTGGAATAGATCAATCGGATCTTCAAACGCGCCGCCATTGAGAAGCACTTGCATCAGCCGCTCGACGCGCTCCTCGTTCAGCCCTCCGATCCGGACCTGGATAGCCGAATCAACGGTGATTTGGTTGGGGTCCACGCTGACTGGCGCTTCTGGATCGATGATATACAGGACACGCCGCACGTCATTGTGATCGTTCTGCGCCGCCATATCCTGACTCTGCGCGCCGAGCCGTGTGCCCTGCCGTAATTGTCGACTGCCCATCACCACACCGCCTTTGCGTCCAGCGCATCCCAGGCCATCTTGACGAACTGCGCCGCTTCCCGAACCGCCTTATGCTGGCGCGGCGCATAGGCGAAGATGCTCTTGCCAAAGCTGGGCGCTTCGGTCCAGGGCGAGCGCTCGCCGATGACCGGCCACACTTTGCCGTCGTACAGGTCGTTGAGCGTCTTCAAGTTCTCCTGACACTCGATCTGCCGTGCCGCGTGGCGTGTGGGCTGAATGCCCAGCACCGCCAGGCTGATCTGGTCTTGGACCGCCTCGATCCGGTCCATCGTCTTGATGACGCCGTTGACGCTCAACACCCGCGTTTCCGTCGGGATGATCGCCCAATCCGCCGCCAGGAAGATGTTCGCCATGAGTTCGGTCACGGTCGGGGCCGTGTCCAAAATGACCACATCCACACTGTCGCGCAGCGGCTCCAGCGCCTCGCGCAGCTTGCTCGCGGGCGCGCGATCCACCGCCAGCGCGACGCCTGCCGTCGTGGTGCGCGCGTTGCCGGGCAGAATCGCCAGCACGCCGCCCGTCTCGCCCGGCCACCACTGCGCCGTCGGCACCAGGCGCAGCACCTCCGCGACGTGGCGCTCTTTGATCAGCAGGTCGTACATGCCGCTCTCTTCGGCCATGCCGAACCACTTGGCGACGTTGCCCTGCGGGTCGGTATCCACGAGCGCGACCTTCTTGCCCGCCCCGGCGAACCCGGCGGCGAGCGTGACGGCCAGCGTGGTCTTGCCCACGCCACCCTTGCTGTTGAGGATGGCAATAGTTGTGCTCATATTTAATTCCTATCCGCTTTGGCGCGTTTATCACTGAGCAGATCGTACTTCCCGCGAAATTGAAACAGTGGGACGGCTTGCCAATTGAGATAAAACAACACGCCACCGTAAATGACGTTTAACCATGCGCGATCAAGCGGATCGTTCTCATAATCCACCATAATCACGGTCACTGCTCGTCTATTGGCGGTGTTGTAAATCCACACGCGCGAGCGTTCGGATTCCCAAATTTTCGGCTCCTCGAAGTCGAACCAGGTTTCGCCGCCGATCTTTCGAATGGTAACCTTCAGATCAGGAACGATCTCAGGCCATTCGAGCAAAGCGGAATGCAGATCAGAATTTTCCATCATGTTCCCCCGTTTTATCCGTCAGCGGCCCAGCGTTTTGAGGAGCCGCTCACACAATCTCTCCACATCCAGGTCCGGGAACATCTCCCCGAACCGTTCGCGCGCATTCGCCGCATACCGGAAGTGGCCCGGTTTTCCTGAGCGCCGCAGCAGCCCCATGCGGAGCAGCTGGGTCGGCGGATTGGCCGCCAGGGTCGATTCGCTGTACCCCACATAGCGCGCCAGGTCGCGCACGGACAGAAGCAGATCGTCCCGTTCCACCAGATACGCCAGAATACGCCGCTCATGCTTTTTCACGGTGTCGAGATCGCGCAGCAGGCTCTCGAACCGCCGGTCCTGCCGTTGGACGGCCCGCGCCGTCGCCAGCGGCGAGCGATACGGTTCCGCTGCTGGAACGGGAGGCAATGGAGTATTTTT